ATTATCAATGGCGACGACGCATTGTTTCCTTGTCCTCCTCGTTACGTTCCAGACTTTGAGAACACCGCTGCTGTTCTCGGTCTCAAGATGTCTCTGGGCAAGACGTACTCGTCCCCTGATTTCGCTATGGTTAACAATGTGATGTTCAATGTCACCCAAGACGGAATGCAAGAGTTTTCCTACCTCAACCAGAAACTGATCTTGAATCACTCTCTCAAGACCGGTGAGGCGGAGAAGTCTCCTCTCCAGATTGGACATGCTTTTAATGACATGTTCAGTCGATGCAGAGACGCGCATCGTTTCCTCCCTGACTGCATCCGTAATCGGAAGAAATCCCTTCCTCTTGGTGCTTTCGAACCTAACTTCTTCTTTCCATGCTCCCTAGGGGGCCTGGGTGTCGACGTGAGGTTTTCAACTTCGAAAGCATCTCGTTGGGAACTGACGACTCCTCCGTCACCAGTTTTTGCAACTCGCCGCCAGCGCTTGGTAGCGGCCCTCTATTCTGAGGACCAGCTCCGCGCTTTCTTCGTTTCGATTGGGAAGAATCCCACGACGAAGGCGTTGCAGATCATCCGCAAACTTCCAAAGATTACAATCAATCGTCCTCCTCCTCGATTGCCACCAAATTTCGTGAACCTTATTTCGCTTGCGCGATGGGAACAAGAGATTGCAGCTTATCAAACTGAGCTGCGTGCCGCTCCTCCCTCGATTCTCTCGCAGGAGGAGTTCGAAGCACAGACAGGTCTTTCCCGTTGGATTGGGACACTTTCCCTTTTCGACCCAAAGGTTGATGTTCCACAGCGTTACATCAATTGGAAGAAGGACACCGGCAAGTTGAAGCCGATGAAGGTCGAAAACGCTCTTGCGTACGACCCTCACTTCAATATTCCGCTGTTCCCTCCCCCTCCTACCGTCTTTTCTACCACCTATTCGCGCTCGCGACAACAACGAGATGCAGTTCCCGCTTCCGCCAAATTCGACAGTTCTCTTTCTCGTCAGTCGGCTGCTTCCTTCCGTTTGGATGAAGCCGTCTCCCAGCTTGAGTCAAGAACGGTCCGAGATTTCTTCCAGAAGAAATACTCCCGTCCTCTGTCGTCCCAGCTCCAGTCCCTCCTCCTCTTGAACCGTTTTCGTCAAGAGGAACTCAGTCTCCCTGGACATGTTTTTACAAATGCTCCTATTTCACGGCTCCAAGAGCTGCTGTCTTTTGACAGCGCCAGCTTTGATTCCGAAGAGTAAAATGGGGTTGTTGTTCCCAAGTCACCCAAAACGTTGTTGTGCACGGCACAACGAAGTCTGATGTTGGATCAGATGAACTTTCGTACTAAGGATTGAGTGAAACTCCTGAGAAACTCAAGTCCGGAATGTCAAGAGACTGCACGGGTGTGCCCAATTTGGGTGAACAACAATGAACAGTCCCATCCTGGACAGATGGGATCCCATACTGTGTCCAACAATTCCATGGTCAAGCGATCCTCCCGCGCCCCCAGGCGTCGACCCATTGTCGTCGTCAAACAAATTCGCAAGTCCCGCCCAAAGAGGCGTGCTCGTCGTCCTCAAGGTCAAATGGTACCCCGACCCATGTCTTATGGTTCGGGGGCGCATCAAGCTGCCGCGAATTTCGTCGCTGGTTTGTGCGTTAACCGTGTCATGCCTTCAGCTAACCTCCCTTGCGTTGATGCACAGCCTTTCCGCGAGCTCATTGCTCACTGGCGCATCATTCCCGTCGCCGATGCGAACGGTCAGATCAACATCGTGATCAATCCCCACCTTCTCTGGGCTTCCAGTGGCTTGAAGTTCAACACAAGCTACAACAGTCTTGGGTTTCAGTCTCCTGTCGGCATTTGTGCCGCAGGGACCTATAACCCAACGAGTGTCACTGGAATCACCACGGTGGGCTGCATCGACAATTCCAGCACCCAGTTCTCAGGCGGAGCTCGCTTCCTCGGCGCTGAAGTGACGTTCACCAACACAGCCACAGTGTTCAACACTGGAGGTCAGTTGTATTTCGTCCACAACCCTGAAGACCGCTCCCTCCTTGCCTTTGAGTCTAACTCGACTGCCGGCACAATCACTGTGACCGGGGTTGGGTCTGCTGCAAATGTCCAGAATGCAGTTGATGTCACTGCCTTCCATCCCGTCGG